GCTTTAGTTTAGTAGTCAGTAGTTCCGGTAACGTTCACTACTCTGCAAGTTTATTGAGTCCGGTTGAAACTAATTCTTCGTTTATTAATCAAGTATTTGGTACTGACGCACAAGGAAAAAGTTCAACTATTCCAGCGTATGTGTATGCAGTATTTCCAGATGCGATTAATCAAGTTGGCGCATTCTCTGGGTCAGGAGTTCATTTTTCTGCAAGTATTAGTTCATTAAGTTTAGCAACTCAATATGATAATGCAACCACCCCGTGGATTCGTTCACAAACCATCGGTGGTTCTAAGTATAATCTTTTCAAAGTTCATACATTAAGTGATGGCACGGGTGCAAATAAGCAAGTAAAAATTTCTATCACCGGAATTTCACCAAGTACCAACCCGGATAGTGATTTTGGTACATTTACATTATTGGTACGTGACTTTAACGATACAGATTCACAACCAAATGTACTTGAATCATTTAATAACTTAAACTTTGATGCAACCAGTCCAAATTATATCGCACGTGTAATTGGTAACAGTGAACCAACTTATAACTCAAGTACTGGATTAACTACTTACGAAGGTGATTATCCAAATCTTTCAAATTATATCCGTGTAGAAATGAGTCAGGATGTAATTCCAGACACCGCAGTTCCATATGGATTTGCAGCATTAAACTCGGTATTTTCCTCAACAGCTGGTCAAGTACCACTTTACGAATATGTAGAAAGTCGTTGGGTAAGCGCAAGTACGGCCGGGTGGAACGCAAATGCAACTGGACCAAACACAAACTATTACGGATTTAACTTTGATGGTACGTATGTATCTGGTAGTGTTCTCACCGCAAAATCATATCTTGCGCCACTTGTTGGGTCAAATACGGTTGGAGCAGAATTTAATATTGAAGACCTTCCAGCAACAGAAGTTAATGGTAGTGCAATTTCATTAACCAATCGTGACCACACAACATACCGTCGTTTCTCAGTACCAGTTCAAGGTGGATTTGACGGACTTAAACCAAATCGTGAAATCGCACTTGGTGGTGCAATAACAGCAACAAATACTCAAGGATTTAATCTCAATGGTGCAGGAGCATCGGGGTCGGCAGAATACAAGAGAGCATTGAATCAATTAAGTAATGCAGATGCGGTGGATTTCAATCTTTTAGTTGTACCTGGTGTTATTTACTCACAACATAGTTATATCGCACAATCAGCAATCGATATCTGTGAAGCACGTGGTGATTGCTTCTACATCGCAGACCTTGACGTTCTTGATGCAACCATCACTTCAGTAACTTCATACGCAGAACTTCTTGATACCAACTACGCAGCTGGTTACTATCCTTGGGTTCGTGTTCTTGATGATATCACTGGTAAGTTCCTCTGGGCACCACCATCGGTCGTTCTTCCAGAAGTATACGCATACAGCGATAATGTTGGTGCAGAATGGTTCGCACCCGCAGGCTTGAATCGCGGTGGTATCCCAGGCGCAATCGGCGTCAAAACTAGATTAACTCAAGCACAACGTGACGAATTGTACGAATCGAAGGTCAATCCAATCGCACAATTCCCAGGACAAGGCATTTGTGTTTGGGGACAAAAGACACTACAACGTAGAGCATCAGCGCTTGACCGTGTGAACGTCCGTCGTCTTCTTATCACTGTTAAGAAGTACATCGCAAGTTCAGCACGTTACTTAGTGTTTGAACAAAACACCGAAGCAACACGTACACGTTTCTTGAATATCGTCAATCCGTATCTCGCTGGTATTCAACAACGTTCTGGATTGACCGCATTCCGTGTGGTGATGGATGAAACAAACAATACACCGGATATCATTGACCGTAATATCCTAGTCGGGGCAATTTATCTCCAACCAACCCGTACCGCAGAATTCATCAAGTTGGATTTCAACATTCTCCCAACTGGTGCAACCTTCGATACAATCTAATCAGTTTTTTCAATAACCACTATTTATTTAAAGTACCAATCAATATTTGGAGAGCCATATGGCAAATTTGGTCAGTGAACAAGAATTATTCTTCACCGCATTCGAACCAAAAACTGCGAACCGGTATATAATGTTATTAGACGGGATTCCTTCATATCTGATTAAGAAGGCTGACCGTCCGAAAATTACTCAAGAAAAGAAGCGTTTAGACCACATCAATCTACAACGTTACATCAAGGGTAAGACAGTATGGGACGAAATGAATCTCGAATTATTCGACCCAGTTGTACCATCCGGCGCACAAGCGGTAATGGAATGGGTTCGTCTTCACCACGAATCAGTTACAGGTCGTGACGGGTATGCAGAATTTTATAAAAAGGACATCATCATCAATGTTCTTGGTCCAGTAGGTGATAAGGTTGAAGAATGGATTCTTAAAGGATGTCAAATCACCAAAGTTGAATTCGGTGAAATGAGTTGGGAAAAAGATGACCCAATGGCAATATCACTCACAATCCAACCAGATTATTGCATTCTCAACTACTAATTTGTATATGAAAATTAAAAAACCTCACGGTCAAACGTGGGGTTTTTTGTTATATACCGATACTTTCTGATACTTATATAAAGGTATATTTTCCGAGAGAACTTATGGCAGAAATTACTGAATTCAACATTGGTCAAGGTGAAACCTTTAAGATATTAGCAACAGTAGAAAACGCTGATACTGGAGGATATTTGGATATTACGAACTACACATTCCAAGGACAAGTTCGTGAAAACTTCACCACAGATGAAATAGCTGCATCGTTCACTATTACAAAATTAAGTCCACAAACGTCAGGAAGTTTTTATGTAGAGTTAACACCGAGTGATACTAGCGTATTTACTCAAAGAAAATATGTATATGACGTTAAAATGACAAGTGGTTCAATTACGCGTCGCGTTCTTGAAGGATATTTTACTGTTCGTCCTGCCTCTACGAGATAATTGATGAGTTTTGATACGGGTATCCCGAATATACGTGTCGTTATACGAGAAGCCGCTGATGAAAATTTAACTGTAGACCTACCTAATATATCAGTTAAGTTAGAACAAGGTTCTCAATATAACGTAAATGTAACACCTAATGCAGTCACCACGTTACGAACGGGGTCGTTTAACAGCTATGCCGATGTCGCTGCGTTTGCATATACATCGTCGTATGCACTATCTGCGTTAACCGCGTCATATGTTAGTGGTGCAGCAAGTACCTGGGATGACATAGCAAATAAACCCAGTGGATTGGTATCGTCGTCTGTACAAGTATTAGACTATAACATATTCGCAACCACAGGATCAAACACATTTGTCGGTAACCAGACAATTACAGGATCACTTACGGTATCGGGTTCGTCTACCCTTACAAATATAGGACCAGCAATATTTAGTGGCTCAGTTAATGTGACACAGGGAGTTACGGGATCATTATTTGGTACAAGTAGCTGGTCTACTAACGCAGTGTCTGCTTCATACGCAATTACTCCCTCTGGTACATCGGGTACTTCTGGAACAAGTGGACAAGCTGGTAGTTCTGGTACGTCTGGTAACAACGGCTCATCGGGTACTTCGGGACAGAATGGAAGTTCTGGTACATCGGGAACCGCTGGTACAAGCGGAACTAGTACAGACGTAGTTATTAGTGGAAGTGCTCCAAGCAATCCAACTACGGGTTCTTTGTGGTACGATGATACCACGGGTAAAACATATATTTATTATGTTAGTCAATCTGTGGGGTCGTGGGTACTTCAATCAGACCCAACATTTGACCCAGGCCCAACATTACAGGATTTACAAGATGTAACAGATTTGGGTGCAACAACGACAAATGCTATTATAATAGCAAATACAACCACCGCAGCAAATACTGGTTCTGGTGCGTTAATTGTTTCCGGTGGATTGGGTGTAAAACAAAACATATACGCTAGTAATATAATCGCCGTGAATACAATAACTGCGACGGGATTTACCGCGTCAGCAGGATATTTTGGTACCGCAAGTTGGGCACAAAATGCAGTTACTGCCTCATATGCTCTAAATGCAAGCGGGGGTAGCGGAACCGCAGGAACAAGTGGTACTTCTGGTAGCTCGGGTACATCAGGCCAAACTGGTTCATCTGGTACCGCAGGAAGCTCTGGTACATCAGGACAAAACGGTAGCTCTGGAACATCGGGCAATACAGGTTCATCTGGTACATCAGGTTTATCGGGAACAAGCGGTTCATCGGGCACGTCTGGCAGTACAGGATCATCCGGTACCTCGGGTACAGCAGGTTCTTCTGGAACGTCTGGGCAAAATGGAAGTAGTGGCACATCTGGTACTAGAGGTTCCTCTGGAACAAGTGGACAATCTGGGTCTTCTGGTTCTTCGGGTACTTCTGGACAAACTGGTTCTTCGGGAACCAGCGGAAACACAGGTAGCTCTGGGTCATCAGGAACATCTGGACA